ATCCTTTGCTTCTTGTTTTGGTGGGGCGGCAGGAACAACACATTCCTGTATGTACCATGTAGCTAAATATGGCTCAGGCTCTAACGCTTCCAATGCTAATTTAAGAGCTTCGTCTTTAGTCATGATATTTGTTTCCCTCTATAGTTCAACTCAGTACATTGATACACAGGAGCTTCCTTCCAGTTAGGTCGGTAGGTGTACTTAATAGCTACTCCAGCAGATCCTGATACAGTCTCTAAAGTTTGATTCTTCTTAGCCCTGTAAGCTCTCTTATGTGCAGCTTTGATGTCTCTATTCCTCTGAGCCCATTCACGTTCCTTCATGCGTCTACGCTTAGCTCTCTCTTCAATGACTTCTGGAGAAACTCCAATGTCCATCATCCTTTGCATCCATTTAGGTATAGTACCTGTCATTTTGCAGCCTCCAAGTATAGTCCTACATTCCCTAGAGCATAACCTACGAAGGCTATACCTAAGCCAGTGTTACCTTTAACGAGTAGGTCAATAGCTACAACAGTGTAGACTACGCCTACTACAGCGATTAACCATGCGCTCATAACGATTCCTCCTGTATCTCCAACATACGTCCAGTCTCCATGTCGTACTTCAAAGTACACGCTGGGCCTGTATAGCCATTGTAACGATTCTTAGCCACTGCAATCTTAGTCATATGTCTCTCATTCTCATCCTCAGCCATGCTATTACGTTCCAATGTAATCACAGCATCTGACAGCTGAGCAATTGAGCCTGAACCTCTGAGCTGTGACAACGACACTGACTGTCCATCCTCGTGTCCTGCATTACCTTGAGGCCTACGAAGGTGACTTACACAGATCAGAGTGATCTCCAACTCTTGAACCAGTGTACGAAGCTTCGTCATCATGTTATCAATTGCCTTACGCTCGTCACCTAGATCTTGACCAGATACAACAATGGAAATGTGATCCAAGAAAATAACCCTACAATCGCAAGCTTTTGCCATATACCTAATTCTGTTCGCAATGTTATCAACGTCACTGCTGCCAAAATGATCAAAGAGATAGATACGATTACTGCCAAGTGTTGCATCAAATGCATTTTTAAGTTCCTGTTCTGTTGTTGGTGTATCAGGCAAATGCAACAGCTTATTAGCGTGCAAAGACATGATACTTCTAGCTGTCTTACGAGTTGACTCTTCGAGGAATAACCCTCCAATGTTCCACTTCGTAGTGTTCAGAATGTTAAACAATATCTCACGTAAGAATTGACTCTTACCTAGGCCTGAACCTGCTGTGACTGTGACTAACTCCGAAGGTCTCATACCGTAGAGAAGCTTATTCAAGCCCTTCCAAGGGTACATAGCCTCAGCCTTAGCTTCAGGTTTAATAACTTCCTCCCACAGTGAAGCAGCATTGATGATCCCATCTGGAATGTACACCTCAGCTCTCCACCACTCATTCACAAACTCTTTAGTAGCCCCTGCAATGAGGTAATCACAAGCATCTTTGTAGCCACTCAAATGCTTAACAATCTTAGCCTTCTGTCCGAACAGTTCAGCTACCTCCTTAGAAGCCTTCTTACCCGGCTCATCAGCATCGAAGCAGATAACAATGTTCTCAAAGCTATTGAGCCATTCGTATTGGGCTTTGCAGTCCTTCAGAGCGGCTTGCGCACCATTCCGTATAGAGACACTAGGCCACTGGCTTCCGGTGAGTTGGTAGCCTGCGAGTGCATCGAGCTCCCCTTCGTAGATTGTGACGTACTTGCCTCCTGCATGGAAGAGACCTTGCCCAAACAACCGTGCATTGTGAAAGGTTCCGTTAATTGAAAAAGACTTTTCAGCAACTCTTCGTGTTTTGTAGGCGACAACGGTTCCACTGTCGTCAGTGTAAGGGTAAAAGTGATTTTGTGCATCTTGAGTAACTCCGTACTTCTCACAAGTTTGTAAGTTAATACCTCTATCAGGTATCGATTTAATAGTCCCTTTAGGTTCTATCATTTTAGTCTTTCGTGGTTGTACTGCATCTTGCTTAACTGTGAAGTCATCATATTCATTATCATGGTGAGTTTCATGGCAGTTAAAACAATAGGTATGATTATCATCGTATAAAGCACCAGCATCTGAGCTACCGCAGTACTCACAAGGTATATGCTTTACAAACTTTGACTCCTGTTTCTCTTTGCGGACGATGCTAAGCATGTTTTAATGCCTCCCGTAGCCCTTCAATGGTCTTTAGAGCTGTTTTATCGAGGTATCCATAGTAGATGTCACCCCTGAGCTGAAAAGCTGTGAAATCCTCCATCATCGATAAAGTCTCAGCCAATGCCTTCAGACTTGAATCACCCGATAAAGGAACCTGAGGGAATGGCCAAGGTTTGTCAGGATCAATGTCAGTCATTTATTTGTTACTCAATACAAGTTTAATTAAAGTTACTATGAAGACAAATATAGCTGTCATCATCATCATGGGAGTGTATCTTCAACAGGTGAGACATAACCATCACCTAAACGTTTAATAACGACATCAGCTACATCAGCCATTACTCTATCACGACCATTATTCAAGATTAAGTCAGCCATACTGTCAATAACAGACCAATACCAACATTCATACTTAACGACATCCATATCGACATCATCATCCATTAGTTCTATAGACATAAATTATCCTCCTAGGGTTAGTGTCTATTTCGTATCGTGAAACTCTGGCACTTTAAAGTTACTTTATAAGTAATTATATAAAGGTACTTTAATAGTGTATTTAACTTCTATGTAACTTCTATGGAACATCATAGGTACTCAGTAGTTACTTTAAAGTAAGGGTAACATACTTTAAAGATCTTGTCAAGTGTTATTTAAAGTCCACTTCCTCCATAGGGTTAATATCATCATTGTCCTCAGCACTGTCATCAATGTCATCCTCTGAGATTAGGTCTCTCCTATCCTTTGTAGGTAGGTTAGCGTCCATCTGTACAGTTTTAAAGCATTGTTGACATAGGTCTATAAACATACCCGTTACAGCGTGCTTACGTGTAGCTTCGAAGTCAGTTAATAATCTATCACAGCATAGGCATTTCATAGTTAGACATCCTCCCTCACTTCAATTAAGTCCATCTCTTCAGGGTCATAGCCTAGTTCATCGTAGACAAGCCCTTCAGCTTCATCCTCATTACTGGCATACACCCATACTTCCTTTGTAGGGCTTACCTGATAACAATATTCGTGTTTCATTTTGATTTCATCGCTTTCTCTGTGCTTCTAGCACTTATCATTGCATCTGCTAAGTCATATGCCGAGCTTGCCAATTCATTGTTTGGTGGTGTGTATATTCCCTTGTGTGAGGCGTATGCAAGAAAGCCCTGCATAGCCTTGGCCGCAAAGTAGTCACGCAAAGCCATACCTTTTTCTGGCTCTCCCCATCCATTATGAAATGTGCTTGGAAATGCTGGTGGTATGTATTCACCTGCTTTTGTTGGTTTGTCGTTCATTTCTCTGTATCCTTTCTTTTAAAGGGGTTGACTGTACTCCAAGCTGCTAAGTGTACAGTTTTGCCATCAGCATCATAGCAGAGACTGTACATCCCATCAATGTGTTTGAACCATAATAACCCAATATGAGTCTTTATAGGTGTCTCCTTAGGGACATCGTACAAAGGTTTAGAAGGTTGTTCGTCCCAGTCTTTTAAGTCAATTTCTGATAACATAGTCAAATATCCTCACTTTCAAAGTTAACTCTAAAGGTTAAAGCTTCTCCCATCTCATTAAAATTCTCTCTCAATGAGTACATGAGAGCCCCTAGTTCATCATCAGTCATAAGGCAGTTAAATTTAAACTCTAAGACCTTAAGACCATAAGCCCCTGAATACCCTACAATTGAGCCTTTATTGTATAGCATAGCACCCCACCCCTTAACCAATGTGAAATGAAGGCTTAGAGAGGCCGTAGACAGCCTTTAAAGGGCTTTCTAGATCGTAGTCAATGGTCTCTTGTTCTACTAGTTCCTCTTTGTAGGACTTTAAAGCATCCCATTCTAGCTCTGTCCACTGATTGTCAGATAGTACATCGTAGACACTATTGCCCTCATAGACCACATCGGTGAAGTCTACATAATCGTCATCTATGTCGATTTCACAGGTGGCAGTGACCAAAGCTCTACTATCAGCCAATAAAGTATCAAATTTATAAGTAACCATGGTGTTATTTACCTTTCCTATTTATTACAAGTTTATAAAGGTTAGCGGGTTGACCTTCTAAGTTATTGTTATCAGCCATCCAGTCCTGAGCGAATGATAACTTGTTGAAGGTGGCAACTACAATGCCTGAGGATATTGAGACTATTTTGTACATTATCTGTCCTTTACAATTTGAAATGTTAACATTGTTTTGCGTTCGTTGTTCTCATAAAAGGCTTTTGTAAGCCTATAAGTCATTTCAGCCACTGCCTCATTGAGTGACTTATAAGGCAGTGTTTTAAGATATCCTGAATCAGTGTAGATTGTCTTTAAAGGTTCGTCATTGATGTAAATTCTATACATTACAGTAACCCCTTCGCTCTAATTGCTTCATCGCCTATTGTTTGTGGATCACCTTCAAAGACAGCATCAATGAGAGACTTCAAAGCCTGCTTTAATTGTGCATTAGTGACAGCCTTAGGTTTGACCTTTAAAGTCTCTACATAGTCAGGATCAATATCTTCTAACACCTCAGGACTTGAAAGGTCATACATTGTAGGCACACTCCAAAGGTTAGCGCATGCATGTTGACAATCAATCATTCTCTTACTGTCATTAAGGCGCCTATAAGCTTGGACATAATCCCCTGTAGTCATTCCTGACATCCATTGAGGGTAAGACCTACGCTCAGGCACTTGCCTAGGCTTTGGAGGCTTATCCATGAGTTGCTTATACTTTAAGGCATTCTCAGGCCTGCACTTAACGTTTATTCCATGGTGTACGAATTCAATTAACATTTTACTGTTTCCCTATATAGCTTGGATGTACATATACTTAGAATAATCCCATGCTTCTAAGTTATCAATAGTTACCATACTTTCAGTGCTTCTAGAAGCCTCTCTAAGTGCATCCTGAGAGTCTGTAGCCCCAATCATGATGTAACCGTAACGGCCTTTGTAGCGGTAACTCTTAAGACCTTGAAGGGCCAAAGGTTTATTGTGTATTGCAGTCATTATTGCACCTTAGAGTCGTTAAAGACAAATGTATAACCCTTACCATCGCTCGAGTCACCATAGCACATAGAAGAGATATTCCAATCTAACTTATGCTTGGCAACTAAAGCCTTGACAGCGTGAAAGTGTTGATCTAACTCATTCAGACTGTAATCAGCACTGACAAAGGCACTAAAGCCCGTGTTGGTATAGGCTTTGTAGCGTGATCCGCTAGAGTTAGAAGCCGGCAAATATTTAGTATGAATGGCAATCATGTTTAACCCTTTAAAGTTAGGCCGTGGCCTGTGTAGTGCGACAGTGCACTGCAAAGCACTCTACCAAAGTGCTTCACGGTATATTGTCTCCGACGTGACACGTCTTACTTAAGAGACAATCCAAGCCTGTACATTTGGATACAGACCAACGCCCTTAGGAGCATCAGGTAAGTTTTCTATTCCTCTTGTTGCCCATGTGTTTAAAGCGTGGCCTCTTGAAGAATATATCCAATGCCCTGATTGGCTGTACCACTTCATAAATAGCTCAATTTTGTCTGTATTGCTCATAATAATTCCCTTACTTAGTGAAGATGTCAAAGTATGCCAGTGCACCGCAAGTCAGTGCAAGACCTAATAAGACTGCTGACAAGATATCGTATAGTGTTTCTTTGCTCATTTCAGTTCCTCTGTAATTGTGGTGAATGTTACGGTTAAGCCTTCGAAGTTATCTGTGTACCATTCAAGCTCATTTTGTACTCTGTCTTTGGATGCACTTGCAAAGCCTACGAAGTCTCCATCTACAAAGCCTTCTAGTGAATAGGAATGGATGCCGTACTGATCTTTGTAGGTAATGTGAATGAGTTGTTCTTTCATGGTGTTATGTCCTTAGTTGGTTGGTTGAGATACTTTATACATGCAACTCGCATGCCAGCTTTTTTGTAGTACTTCTATATTCAATAGTTACACTTTAACGGCAAATATTGCCGGTACTATGGTAAATTTTGCCGCTTCATAGGCAAATATTGCCGCTATAAGGGTTAATCCTAGGCAGTGCTTAGTGCACCTTTGTAGGTGCTACATCGTCCCCCACACTGCTAAACCTAAATAGGAATTATTCTCATTTAGACTATGTAGTTGCTAGTAAGTACTCACTAACTTAGTTACTGACCAGCGAGTCATTAAAGTTGACTATGTAAGTAAGTACTAACTACAAAGACATGGGGGGAGGGGTGACTACTTAGTGTTTACTATTGTGGGAGCCTACAAAGTACACAAAAAAGTAAAACTAAAGAGATTAATTAGGGACAGATGAAGTAACAATAAGTCCTTGATCTACAAAGGAAAACTAACAAGAACTACAAAGTATCTAAAATGTATACGGAAGTGTATACAATTAAGGATAAGTACAGACAATTTGTAAGGTAAGAATTAGAGTGTAGACTCTAAAGTGAACAAAAAAGTAAAATAAATAAGAAAAGACTTGACAAATAGACAAACATAGTGTATAATATTCTACATAGGAAATAATTGTGTTTACTAAGAAGCCTGACCCCACTTCTTAGACAGGCTAAGATGTACACCTTGGAAAGGGAACATAGAAGTTAAATACACTATTAAAGATAATTATTATAAGTTATTACTGTTAATGTTACTTATAAAGTAATTAATATTAATAACTAATATAAGTACTTATAATATTTATGTCTATATAACATTTATGTTAATGTCTTAGGTACTATATAGTACTACACTTAAGAGTCTCCCTATATAGGACAAAGACGATGGAAACTAAAGATTCAAATGATGTCATAAAGGTTGTGTCTCCCAAACTACGTGGTAAGGGTAGACCACCTAAGAGTGACTTACAAGCTGTTAAGAATAGAACTAAGAATAAAGTAGGTAGACCTGTAGGTGATGCAGGTAGGCTTCAAGAGTTCAAGGAAAGACTATTAGCCACAGGTGGTACTAGGATCCTCGATAAGATGATTCAGATAGCCTTGGATGATGAGCATCCCGGACAGATGGCAGCTATTAAGTTAGCTATGGATAGGATCTTACCAGCCTCAGTGTTCGATACAGCTAAGAGTGGTGGTAGTATGCCTCAGATCAGTATTAACATAAGTAGTTTAAACACTCCCACAGTAAGTACATCAGACGATGTAATAGATGTATGACACAGTTAAACTTCCAACTGCTTAAGTGGCAGCAGAGTGTCTTTAAAGATACCACTCGCTTTAAAGTTGTAGCTGCAGGTAGACGCTGTGGTAAGTCAAGGTTGTCAGCAGTATCGTTACTGATTGAAGGTCTTAACTGTCCAGATGGTTCAGCTGTGATGTACATAGCACCTACCCTAGGACAAGCTAGAACGATTATGTGGGACTTACTGCACGAGCTAGGTAGGCCTGTAATTAAGTCAAGCCATGTAAATAACTTAGAGATTACTCTAATCAATGGTAAGAAGATATTAGTACGTGGAGCTGATAATCCAGATAGTCTCCGAGGTGTATCGTTAGTCTACGTAGTGATGGACGAATGTGCCTTTATTAAGCCTGACGTATGGGAGAAGATCATTCGAGCTTCACTGTCAGATAAGAAGGGTAGAGCTTTATTCATTAGTACTCCATCAGGTCGTAACTGGTTCTACGATACTTTCAATCTAGGACAGGATAACACAGACGAAGAGTGGAAGTCATGGCACTTCACAACGCAGGACAATGAGACTATTGATCCTAAGGAGATTGAGGCTGCAAAGCGTACACTCAGTTCCTTTGCATTCAAGCAGGAGTACTTGTCTAGCTTCGATACAGCAGGTGCTGATGTCTTTAAAGAGGAATGGTTTAAGCTAGCTGAAGAACCTCAGTTTGGTAGTTACATTGTAGCTATTGACTTAGCAGGTTTTGAAGAGGTAGGTAAGAATGCAGGTGCATCTAAGAAGAGACTAGACGAGACAGCTATTGCAGTTGTTAAGTTAGAGGATAACGGTAACTGGTGGGTACATAAGATACAGCACGGTAGGTGGGACATCAGAGAGACTGCAGTTAACATCTTGAAGGTGATCAGAGACTTTGAACCTACAAGCATAGGTATTGAGCGAGGAGCGTTGAAGAATGCTGTACTGCCCTACCTGAATGACTTGATGAGGAAGAATAATATCTACGCTCACATACAGGACTTAACTCACGGTAACAAGAAGAAAACTGATAGGGTTGTCTGGAGCTTACAGGGTCGCATGGAGCATGGAAGGATTACCTTCAATGAGGATGAGGACTGGAGTGAGTTTAAAGATCAACTGATCATGTTCCCAACAGCTGGTGTGCATGATGACTTGGTAGATGCTTTAAGTTACATCGATCAACTGGCTATAGCTAACTACAACCAAGACTACGAAGATGATGACTACGAAGTCTTAGACGTCATTAGTGGATATTAAGGAAACACAACTATGCCTAAGAATGGTTTATATGCAAACATCCAAGCTAAGCGTAAGCGTATAGCTGCAGGATCTGGTGAGAAGATGAATAAGCCCGGCTCTAAAGCTGCACCTTCTAAGATGGACTTTATTAACTCAGCTAAGACAGCTAAGACTAAGAAACCTAAAGGTAAGTAATATGAAGGATTCTAGACTTGAAAGAGCTGGTGTCAGTGGCTTTAATAAGCCTAAGAAGACACCTAACCACCCAACTAAGAGTCACGTTGTAGTGGCTAAAGAGGGTGATCAGGTTAAGACCATCAGATTCGGACAGCAAGGTGTCTCAGGTAGTCCTGAAGGTTCAGCACGTAATGACTCCTTTAAAGCTAGACACGCTAAGAACATAGCTAAAGGTAAGATGTCAGCGGCCTATTGGTCGAACAAAATTAAGTGGTAACAAGGAATACAATGGCTCTAACTAACGACCAATTTGATGAGAAGAGTACTCAGTTTGAGGAACCTACAGAGGCTGAGAAAGAACTTACCTCGTGGATCACTCAACACGTTACTCGCTGGCGTGACCATCGTGATGCTAACTACATGGACTTGTGGTTGGAGTACGAGCGTGTCTTCCGAGGTATTTGGGCTGCTGAGGATAAGACTCGTGAGAGTGAACGCTCACGTATTATCTCCCCAGCTACTCAGCAAGCTATTGAGACTCGCCATGCTGAGATCATGGAAGCTATCTTTGGTCAGGGAGAGTTCTTCGATATCTCCGATGATGTTAAAGATGTAGATGGTAATCCTCTAGATGTTGAAATGATCAAGGTTCAACTGCATGAGGACTTTAAGCGTGACAAGATTAAGAAAGCTATTGACCAGATTGAGTTGATGGCTGAGATATATGGTACAGGTATTGGTGAGATCATTGTTAAGACTGAGAAGGAGTACACTCCAGCTACTCAGGCTATCCCCGGTATTGCCAATGCAGCAGCTATTGGTGTACAAGAGAAGGATCGTATCGCTGTTAAGATCAAACCAGTTAACCCTAAGAACTTCCTTATTGATCCTAATGCTGATTCCATTGACGATGCTTTGGGCGTTGCTATCGAGAAGTATGTATCCATTCACAAGATTGTGGACGGTATTGAAAGAGGCATTTACAAAAAGGTAGACATTACCACAGCCTCCGAAGATGAAGACTTAGAAGTAACTCAAGACTTGAAGACCTATCAAGATGATAAGGTTAAGTTGATTACCTACTACGGTTTAGTTCCTAGAGAGTACTTGACTGAGGGTGATGAAGAGGAAGAGTACGAAGAGTTGTTCGCTGAAGGTACATCAGCTGACGAGCACTCTAACCTTGTTGAAGCTATTGTCGTTATTGCTAACGATTCAATCCTGTTGAAGGCTGAGGCTAATCCTTACATGATGAAGGATCGTCCAGTAGTTGCCTACCAAGATGATACAGTTCCCGGACGCTTCTGGGGTCGAGGTACAGCTGAGAAGGCCTACAACATGCAGAAGGCCATTGATGGTCAGCTCCGTGCTCATATGGACTCCTTAGCCTTGACCACAG